TCATTTGCTCTCCGGAAACACGTTGTGCAGGAGCCAGGTTGCGATTGTTTGTATTGCCTGGATAAGCGCCACGGTTTCGAGTTTCACATTGTCGGGCATGTCGATGCCGAACAGGGTGAGCAGCATCGCAAGGAAGGCGACGGCTTGCGTCCAGTTGATCTTGGAAACGGATGTGAGGTTCATGTCGGTTCTCCGAAAAAGAAAAAGCCCCGCACGAATTCCGCGCGAGGCATGATGTGTTTGCCCGGTGCCGCCGGGCACGGATGAAATTCAGCCGATCACAAAGGCGAAGGATCGTGCGGATGCGCCCGAAGTGGCCGGTGTGTATTTGATGACGATGATGCCTTGTGCGCCCGAACCGCCCGAGGTGGGCGTCGAGAAGTCCGTTCCGCCGCCGCCACCGCCGCCGCCGTAGAGGCCAGCGTTGCCGCCGACACCTGCCGGGGTGCCGCCTCCAGACTTTGTGCCGCCGCCGGCACCGCCACCACCGCTGCCATGCGTGGAATCCCATTCCTCGCCCTTGGCACCAGCGCCGCCGTTGCCGCCCTTGGTCCCACCGGAGCCACCACCACCGCCGCCGCCCGCGCCGCCGACATTGGCCGTCGCCGTTCCCGGATTGCCATCGGTGTTTGAAACACCACCCGTGCCGCCGCCGCTGCCCGCAGAATTGTTGCCGCCAGTGTTTCCATTGTTTTGTCCGGCGGACCCGCCGCTCGCGCCGCCGCCGCCGCCGCCGCCGGACCCACCGCTCGTGGATCCCTGCGCGCCATTTCCATTTGGGCCGCCGGCGCCCCCACCACCGCCACCGGCGCTGCCATTTGCACGGGTCGTGGCATCTTGGCCTCTGCCGCCTGAAAACGTGGTGGACCCAATGTTGGTCTGCGTGCGGTTTGCTCCCGCGCCGGGATTGCCTGTGCCGCCGTTACCGCCGTAGTCGCCCTGAACGATGATCGTGCCGGTGTTGTTCTTGAGCCAGGTCGCGTTGGTGGAACCGCCTGCGCCAATCTGAACGGAAAGAACATCGCCCACATTGATGTTCGATGGCGATGCGACTTTGCCATAACCACCACCCTGACCGCCGCCACCGCCGGCATTGCCGCTGGAGCCCGTGCCGCCACCCGTGCCGCCGTTGCCGCCGGGGCCCACGCATTCGATCGTTGCTCCGGTCGCGTTCCAATCGGAGGGGACTGTCCAGCTTGTGCCGGAGGTGAGGAAGATTGTGGTGGTCATGATTTGACGACCTTCAGGATCAAGGTCACGCGCGTCACAGTGGAGGCGGAAGAGACGTTGAAGCGCAACGTGTCGCCGGCGGAGATCGCGGTGGTCCAGCCGGTGAGGGTGGAGTCCTGCGATGCGGCGGCGCTGGAGAGCGTCGGCTTGGCCGATGCCGTGATGGAATCTCCGGACGTCGGCGGATAGTTGGCATAAGTGTCTTTCCAGACATCGATCGCGATGGAACCCGATTGATCGGCAAGCACGGTGGCGCTTGCGATGGTGGCGGCGAAGGGGATCATCAGATCGCCTTTGACGCCGGTGGTGATCGCCGAACCGCCGCCGTCGATGACGAAGGCGATGGCCGCGATCTTGGTGTTGTCGAGGCCGAGCGTGGTGACCATGGCCGACGCGCTTGTATCGTCCAGCAGCGCGCGGGCGGCCGAGGTGCAGGCGATTTCTTCCGCCGATCCCGCGCCTGTGCTGGCGCGGCCGAGGATTTTATCGGTGGCGCTGACGTTCTGGATCTTGGCGTAGGTGACGGCCTGGTTGTCGATGTCGCCGGTGGCGGCGGTGTTCTTGCCCGCGAGCGCGCCGGCGCCGGAAAGTGCCGAGATCGCAATGTTCGCGGGTGCGACGTCGATGTCGATCTTGCTGTTGGCGGTGTCGTCGGTGATCGAGAGCTTGGTCGAGGCGGCGTTCAGTTTCTTGAACTGGAGATCGACGCCCGATTTCTGTTTGAAGATTCCGGTGCCAGCGGTGCCGACATTGCTGGCGGTGTTGGTTTCGCCCACATGCGCATCGACATATTGCTTGGTCGCGGCTTGCAACGAGGAAGTCGGATCGGCGGCCAGCGTGAGCGCGCCGGTGAGTGTGCCGCCGGAGAGGGACAAGCCTTCGCTGCCGGTCAGATATTGCGGGTGTGGATCGCTTGCCGCTTCGTGCGTGGCGACGGCATCCGAACCCTTATCGGTATTGGCGACGGTGAGCGTACTGTTGGCACCTGCATCGGTGAAGCCGATGCCGCTTCCGGCTGTGAGCACGCGTTCGGCGGAGAGCGAGGCGTTGGTGGCGAGTGTGAGATAGGACGCGCTGGTGGGCGCGCCGCCGCCGCCCCCGCCGCTGTTGGCATCGACATATTGTTTGGTGGCGGCGTGCAAATTGGCAGTGGGATCGCCCGCAAGCGTGACGAGACCGCTTGTCTTGTCGATCAACAGTGCTTCGGTCCAGGCGCTGCCATCGGGCGAAACCTTCACGTGGAAATCGTCGTCGCCGGTGAGACCGGTTTCGGCGCGGCCGGAATAATTGTCCTGGAACAACAACGAAGCTGTGTTCGACGCGGCTTCCTTGTTCGCCGTGAAGCGGATGTCGCCGGTGCCGCTGGACGCGGCCTCCAAGGCGGCGAACAGGATGGCGTTGGATTTGACGGCGAGTTTGTTGGTGGAATCCGCCGTTGTGTTGACGCCGAGTTGGGAGACGTTATCGAGCGGAATGTAACCTGCGAGATCGTTCCACGCGCTGCCGTCAAAAGCGATGAATTTGTTTTCATCGATCACCAGCGCAATGAGGCCTGCGAACGGCGCATAGAAACGCCAGCCGCCATCGAGGCAATAGGCGATTCTGCCGTCCTGCCCGGCCCACGCATCGGTGGCGGTGGCTTTGACGAGATAGGCATCGCCATCCGCAGGGCTTAACGGCGGCGATGTGAGATCGCGGTCGAGGAAACGCGCGGCGATCAGCGCGTCGAGTTCGGTGAGCGCATCGTTGTGGGTGACGTGCTTCTGCGCCTGAGCCGCCGCAAGAAACGGCAGCCCCGCGCGCGGGGTTTCGGTGGTCATGGTTGGTCTTTCGTCAGATGTAAAATGCGGCGCTGGCTTTGCTGCCCCGGCCGACGGTGGTGGAAAGTTGATAGACGTTGAAGCGGAACGGCGACGGCAAACCGCCGGGAAAATCTGTTGCGATGTCGCCGGCGCTATAGGTTAGCGATGGCGACGACACCGCGTTGATGGTGCGCACAACGGTGTCCGAACCATCGAGAATTTCCACATCGTAGCTTTCGCTCGTTTCGCTCTGCGGAATTTCGGTCTGGTCCCAGCCGTCGCTGCCCGGCGAGCGGTCGCGGCGAATCCAGGAGAGCGCGATGTCGCTTCCGCTACGCGACGCGTGCAACTGGCACGGCGCGAAGGGGCGAAGGCCCACGCCTGCGAATTGTTCGGCGGCACCTTGAAAGGCCGGATCGGAAATCGGTTTGCCTTGCGGGCCCCAGAGATAGTTGAACGGCAGATTGTATTGATCGAGCGTGAGCGCGAGTTGCTTTTGCGATCCGTCCAGCAACACCACGCGGGCGCCGGCGGGGACCGGATTGCGCATCGCCTGTTCCGTTCCGGCCTGGCCGCGCAGCAGTCTGGTGAGCGACCATTGGTTGGGCGCAGTGAGTCGGGCGTTGGCGAATTGCAGAACTTCCCATTCGCCGTCTTCGTTTTCGAGCGCGAGCACGTTGGCGCCGCCCAGAACGGCGAGTTCGTCTTTCGAGGCGAGCGTGCCGTTGAAAAGACGGATCTGGAGCGTGTTCACTTCGTCCCAGCGCCAGATGGGGCCGGTATAGAAATCAGATGTCGTGACGCCGATGACCGCGGCGCGGGTGAGCGCCGTGTCGAGCGTGTAGCCGGATTCGCTGGCGCTTTTCAAGATGAGAACCTGGCCGGGCCATGGACTTGCGAACGCGGCGGCGGTGGGCGCCCACGGCGTTTCGTTGCCGGTGAGAAGCGGAAGATCCATGAACGCGACCAATGCGCGGCCGGTATAGGCGATGGATTGCAGCGCGCTCAATGTGCGCGACGGGCCGGTGATGGAGTCGTAGATCGACGGATCGGTGGCCACCGCTTCGATCTTGCGCGCGCCGGCATCGTCTATCGACGAAATGCGGATGCGGCGGGTGCGTCCTCCCGCATCGAGCAGGAGTTCGTCGGCGGCATCGAGCGCGAGGAGCGATGGCGGCAAGGCGAAGGTGCCGGTTTCGCGCATCACCCACGCATCCTGCAGCAGCCGCGCCCCGATGCCGATGGCTTCGCCCTGATCGAGCACAAGAGGAAGATTGGAGGTGGCGACGCGATCGGACAGCGTGACGAGGCGGCGGGCTTCGGCAACGGCCTGACGATAATCCGCACTTGCATCGATATAGGCGATGCGCGAGGCGTTGGGCAGATCGGTTTCCTGGGCGCGGGTGAAGGAGAAGCCGAAACCGGTTTCGCCATCGGGGAGCACGAGACCCGTTTCGCCAATTGCTGTCGCCGTGGGGCGGCCGCGCATGACGAATTCGATCTTGCCTTCGCTTTCGACCGCATCGAAGCAATAGGCGACGCTCAAAGGGCCGAGTGCATCGCGCGGGCTCATGGTGTCGGTGACGGCGAAGCCGGTGACGAGGCCATCGAGATTCGAAACATCGTAGTCGGTGAAGCCTGCGGCCTCGCAGATGTCGGCCACGAGATCGGACAATTGCACCGCGCCCAGGCGGCCGGTGAGCCAGTGGCCGAGACGATAGTTCGGCGCATCGCCCCACACATCGCTGCGCGACGGGAAGAAGGGAAAGGGCCGCGCATCCCACGTCCAGAGATAGAAGTTGGATGTGTCGAGCATCGGTGCGTGATAGACGGCCGATGTTGGATTGTTCGCCGGATCGATCCAGAAATTCAGATGTGCTTCGAGGAAACGGCGCTGGAGGAGATCGTCGCGTTCGCCGTTGGAATAATACGGCAGCGCGCTTTCGGAGGATTTCGCATCGACGAACACGTTGGGCTGGTTGGCGCCTTTGTCGACGGCGGGGCAACCCAGTTCGCAAAATACAATCGGCTTCGATTGCGGCACCCAATCGGTGGGGCTTGCGCTTTCGCTGCCGTCGGGGCGGTCGTAGTGGGCGTTCGACCACCAGTTCCAGAAATCTTTCTGGCGGAAGACCCATGGTTTGCCCAGGCCATCGGTGATGGGTGTGCGCAGTTGGGCGTTGCGGTCGGCATCGGTTGCATAATACCAGTCGTAATCTTCGCCGCCCTGGATATTGCGCGCGAGATAGGCAGGATCGTGTGTGTCGGTTGGGCCGCTTTCGGCATCGTAATCGGCATGCGCCGTGCCATCGCGCCAGTCGGCCAGCGGCAGATAGTTGTCGATGCCGATGAAATCGATATTGGCATCGGACCATAGCGGGTCGAGATTGAACAGCACCGCGCCCGGTACATTACCGGTTTGATGGTTGTTGTATTCGGACCAATCGGCAGCGTAGCCGATCTTCGTGGCGCCGCCCAGAATGGCGCGCACATCGGCGGCGAGTGTTTTGAGGGCGGCGACGGCGGGATAGGTGGTGGCGCTATCGCGGATGCGCGTGAGCGCGCGCAATTCGGAGCCGATGAGGAAGGCATCCACGCCGCCTGCATCCTTGCACAGCTGCGCGTAGTGCAGGATCATGCGGCGATAGCCCCATTCGCCGGTGAAGAACGTGTCGACTTGCGTGGCGGCGTCGCTTGTTTGATCGGGCGAGCCGGAAACGCCGGGTGCGGGATCGCAGGTGATGCGGCCGCGCCAGGGATAGGCGGGTTGAGCGGCTTCGCCGGTGTAGGGGTTTGAAAGCGTGTTGTCCGCCGGGATGTCCGGAAACAGGAACGGATTGAACATCACGCGCAAGCCGCGGGTTTTCAGGTTTTGAATCGCGGCGGTGACGGTTTGGTCGGAAGGCGTGCCGCCATAGGCGGGGCGGCCATCGACCTGGCTGACGACATGAGCATCTTCGCGCGCTATGCCATCGACACCCCAGGTTTCGGGATAGGTGGTTTTGGTGTCGGTTTCGACGCCGGGTTTGATTTCGCAATTTCCGCAGCGCAGATCGCTGGCGAACCAGCCCGCGACGAGCGAGACCGCGCCGACATTTGGCGCGATGGCCTGCAGCTCGTCGAGCGAAGACGAGATATCGGCCTCGCCATCGGAATTGTGGGCGTTTTCGGGGATCGTGGTGCCTTCGCCGTTGTCGGAGCTGACGATCTCGTCGGCATAGATGAATTCGCCCGCGCCGGGGATGAGGGTGACTCCGGTCAGGCGGTTTTCCAGTGCGTTGGGTTTGTCGGCGGAAATCGCGCGGATGATCTCGAATTGCAGTTGCGGAATACGGTTGCCGAATTGCGCGAGCGCCATGTCTTCGAAGACGATGTAGCTCAAACCTCGATAGGCGGGCGTATTCGCCGCGCCTTCGATTTCCTCGATCAGCGGATCGAAGGTTTGGGATTCATCGCCGTGATAGAAGCGCGTGGTGAATTGGGACAAGTCGATCAGGTTTCCGTCGGCCCAGACGCGACCGATCTTTGTGGTGACGCCGGCGCACAGTCCCACCGCGAAAGAGATGGAATAGGTGTAGTCGGTTTCGGTGACCTTCACGCTGGAGCCGAAACCCTTGCCGCCGCCGCTGTTCGTGGTGGCGGCAGTTTCCTTGAACTGCGACGCCCATATGATCCGACCCGCCACGCGAATGCGGCCGTAGACGCGCGGGATCGGCGCGCCTTCGGTGGAAGACTGGATGTTGATGTCGCTGAGACGCGGGCCTTGTCGCACGATGTGCTGGCCGGGCATGAGCGCGGAATCGATGAGCGAGCCCGCAAGTGCGCCGATGGCGCTGCCGATTTCCGCGCCGGAGATGGTGACGCCGAAGACGGAAAAACCCGCGCCGAACAGCGACGGACCGACGGCCTGGCCGACAGTGCCGAGAACGAGAGATGCCATGGTGTGTGCTCAGATACGAAAGGAGTAAGCCAGTTTCTTTTTCCAGAACGGCGCGAACGGTTCTTCGCTTACGCGTTTGTTCTGGCGGGCGTGGATGAGGGTTCGCCTGCCCTCTTTCTCCGCGACGATGCCGCAATGTTTGGCGGGACCGCGCGGGTTCATGCGGAACAATGCGATGTCGCCGGGAGCGAGGTTTGCCGTGTCGATTTCGCGCAAGTGCCGCGAGAGCGCGAGATAGAGCGTTTCTTCGCCGCGTGCTTCGGCCCAATCGGGCGAATAGGGCGGTGCGGTTTCCGGTTCTTCGCCGTTCAGTTCGCGCCACACGCCGCGCAACAGGCCCAGGCAATCGCAGCCCGCACCTTTGACGCTTGCCTGATGCACATAGGGCGTGCCGAGCCAGCCGCGCGCGGTTTGAACGATCATTTCAGTTTCCATAGCGGCTGCCGCCATTGAGAGTTGGGGTTTGCGTGGCGACGGAGATCACCGCGTCGTTGCCCGGCATGTAGGGAAAGCCGCGGAAGTTGGCGGCGTTGGCGAATTTCGCTTTGCAGGTGGAGAATTGCTTGTCGCAACCGGCGGTGATCGAAAAGGAATCCGCGCTGGCGACGTCTTCGCTCATCGCCTGCCAGAGTTCGATACTGACACCGAGGCTGGAGACGCCGTGGCGTTTGATCTCCATCGCGCGGCCTGCATTTGCGCCAGTCGTGAAAGTGAGTTTGCCATTTGTGAACCAGCCGTCGGCGAAACTTTCCAGACCCGATACGGTTAAACGGCGATTGTCGCTGGCGGCGGCGATGGTGCCCGTGCCGGTGAAGGTTGGCGTCGCCAGAGCGATGGTGCAGCGCGCATCGCCCAGATCGGCATCGCAGGAATAGCCGAAGGCGCGGCCCACCGGCTGGTTCAAGATATGCGCGAGGCCGCGCACTTCGGCCTGGAACGAAGTGCGGCCGCGTTGGACTTCGCCGAGGCTGCCTTTGCGCATCAGAACGCGCTGATCGGGCGCGCACCAATTGACGCGCCAGATTTCGATGCTGGCGTCGTCATAAAGACCGGCGGCAAGATCGGATTCGTTGATCGTTGACGAATTGAGCACGCCCACGACGGTAAGGTTGTCCACGGCGAGGCCCAAGGAAGATTGCACTTCGCTGGCGGTGAAGCCGGATGCGGCTTCATAGGTAACGCCATCGAAAGCGAGATCGGTGTCGTGGTCGGCGAAGCCTTGCACCGCGCCGTCGTTGCGGGTGATCTTCCAGCACCAGCACAGCGTGGTGGCGCCGGAGTTGAGATGATTCTGTAAGTCTTCAGAGATGTTCTTCATTTCAATCTACCTCACCCTCCCCTTGAGGGAGGGTCGACAAAATTTCGGAGCGTCAGCGAAGAAATTTTTCGGGGAGGGGTTATGCCGATACAGCATTGACCCCTCCCCGAAATTCGCTTCGCAAATTTCGACCCTCCCTCAAGGGGAGGGTTAGATGGCGATCTCCACAATCGGGATGCTGGGGATTTCGCCGGCGGCGAAGTTGGACAGATTCACCGATAACGTGTCGGTGTCGAAACGGACGGGTGTGTCGAATTCGAAACCGGCGGTGATGGTTGCTCCGTTGGCGGGTGCGGCGGTGAAGGTGAGTTCGCCGGTTGTGGTGTCGAGCGTGAAGGCGGTTGTTTCTGTGCCGTTGATGGCGGCGCGGATGGTGCCGGTGACCGGCTTCTTGATGGTGCGCGACCAGCTTGAGGTGCCGGAGGTGTAGGTTTTCGCAAGCTGAAATACTTTGTTGCTGCCGTTGCCGGTGCCGATGGATTGATCGGTGGGCGCGAGGGCTGTTTGCGGGGCGCAGGATTTGAAATCGGCGAAATCCTTGAGGCGGAAACCGTAGAGCCTCGCCAGGCGCGCCTCGAAGAAAGCGATGACGGCGTGCAGATCGTCGAGCGTTTTCACGCCGTAGCCGACATCGTAACGCCTGCGGGAATTGGACCAGACGGCATTTCGTTCTTCGAAACCGGAGCCGAGGGTGACGATTTCGGTTTTGCGTTCGGGGCCGCCGCTGGAATGAAACGCGATGGAAGTGGGGAAACGGATTTCGTGGAAGCTCATCACAAATTCCTTTGACCGCGGGCGAGCGCGCGCGACATCATTGCGGCAAGCTGCGGCTCGGATTTGAGGAAGCTTGGGGCGTCCTTCGTTTGCACATTGAGTACGATCTGCGGGCGTGAGCCGCCTAGCGCGCTGTTAGGCGCGATGCTGCCGCTCGACGATGGCACGAAGAGTTCGGGGCCTTGTTCGCCGACGAGATAAGGCACATCGGCTGCAACCGGGCCGCCGCCTGCGCGCGCGCCGCCGATGGAGAGGATCGAACTTGCGATGTTGCTCACCACGCCTTCGATCGGCTTGACGATGAACTGGCTGATCGCGACGCGCTCGAAATCGGCGAGGATCGCGGTGACCATCTGGTCCATCGACAGTTTGCCGGAAACGGCGGCGCGGCTGATGGTGTTGGCGACCGAATTGAAACTGCGGTTGACGGCGGTTTCGATGCGGGAAGACGTATCGGCGACGGGGCCGTTGGCGAAATCCGACAACGCCTTTGCGGCGCTATCGAGCGCGCCGTTGAGCGGGGCGATGTCGGCGCCGAGAGAAATGCTTTCGTCAGCCATCGGGGTGGGCTTTCATCAGATGTTCGAGATCGTGGCGGTTCATGGGATTTGCGCGTTTGGGGAAATGGCGCGCTTGCCAGCCTGTGGCGGTGGCGCGCCATTCCTTCAAACTCATGCTCCAGAAAGTTTTTGGCGGGAGCGCCATCACGCCGAGGCCAAGTTCGAGCCAGCGCTCCCAGGAAAAGGGCTTTGGGCGCCCTCGGCCTTGGCATCGTTGAGGCCTGCGGCTTCGAAGGCTTCACGCACGGCGCGCACGATGCTGCCGAGATCGCAGGCGAGCTTCAGCACGTCTGCGGGGCAGATGTTGTGGCCGCCGCCGCGCAACAACGCGGCCGCGACGATGGCGAGATCGGCGGCGCGCAAGGTTCTAAGGCGCGTGGAGACCTGGCTTAGATCTTCGAGGCCCAGACCATCTTCGATTTCGGCGAGTGCGCCGAGCGTGAGCAGCAAACGATAATCGTTGCCGCCGGCTGCGAGGGCTGCTTCGCCACGGGCTTTGTTGGGCATGTCATATCCTTTTGTTTCCTCCCCCGCTTGCGGGGGAGGTGCCGCGCGAAGCGCGCGGAGGGGGTAAGTGGAAAAGTTGGTGCGGCGTCGCCCCCTCCACCGCTACGCGGTTCCCCTCCCCCGCAAGCGGGGGAGGATGAAGAGGGCATTGGACTACGCTGATGTGAACGACAACGATCCTGCCGACGCCATCGACAGCGAG